CGGTGGTCGCCGTATCATTAGTCCTGCGGTTATTTTAGATCTTGGTGGTGGAACAAATTTTGTTAATGGTGTAACATCTTATACTGGTATTTCACCAACTGCAAAAACAATACAAATATATGATGCCACACAATCTTTCTTAAATTTAGTCAGCGGCGTCAACACCGCTGGTGCAGTGCTAGGTGGAATATTTTTCAGTAGAAGTCTTGGTCAAGGCGATGCTCACTACAATGTTGCTGGAATAACTGCTTTACAAAATAGTACAGGAACAATTTCTGGTGGGGAATTATTATTTTATACAAAGGCTAACTCTTCACCTACAGAGAAAATGAGAATCAATGTAACAGGTGACATTATTTTTGGAAATGGGGAATTGAGTGCTACAACTACATCAGCTACTTTAAGAGGACCAGCTAGAACAGGAACAAATGCTGCTGGTTCTAACTTAACTATTGCTACTGGCAATGGAACTGGAACGGGTGGTAGCGGATCTCTAATATTTCAAACTGCTTCTGCTGGATCTTCTGGGACAACGGCAAATACTTTAAGTGAAAGAATGAGAATCGACTCCTCCGGCAATGTCGGTATTGGAACAGCAAGTCCAGCCGTTGCGCTGGATGTGGTTCGGGCGTCGGCAGATTCGACAGTGCGGGCGTACACCGGCACCGTCGATCTCCGGATGTGGGCCTATCACGGCGGGGCTGGGGTTATCGGCACAAACAGTGCCCACCCCCTTATTTTCGCCGTCAACGGTTTGACGGAGAGGATGCGGATCACCACCGCTGGCAATGTCGGTATTGGAACGACGAGTCCACAGCAATTGCTGCATGTAGCTGGGCAAGGATTGTTTACAACTAGTGGATCAAGTTATGACCCAGGCGATTCAGCCGGATCTGCGGTAAGAATCGGATACAGCACTGGTGGAGATTATGGATATGTAATATCCAACAATACTGGCGTAGCCAGTAAACGACTTCTTGTTGGCGGATCTACTGTTGAATTTCTAGTTAGCGGCGCAGAAAAAGGCCGTTTTAACTCTGATGGGAAGTTTGGTATTGGAACGACGAGTCCATTAACCACACTACAGGTAGGTGCTGTCGCTGCCCTCAACGGCGATGTCACTCTTAGTGCTGGCACTAACATGGTGTATGCCACTGCTACTAGTGGGGCGGCTCTGACCTGGAATGCAAACACCAATGGTGGATATACAAACTCTATCATGGCTAGATTACAGCCTCGCCATGACACCAGCGCAAACTACTGCTTGGATGTGTTTTGTGGTACTTGGAACAACAATAATTCTGCTGGCACTGCTATTGCTACATTCTCAAGTTCTGGCAATGTCGGTATTGGAACGACAAGTCCATCTAAGAAAGGTTCCGTAGGGACTGCCGGGACGGACGGCTTTGCGATCCAGTATTCCCCCACCTCGCAAGAAGTTTTTTCAGTTACGGCAAACACAGGGACTGGCGAGACAAAATTCTTTTGCGATACCAATTACTTCCAGACGTTCTACACGAATAACTCTGAAAAGATGCGTGTTAATACTGATGGATACCTTCTTGTTGGATACACTTCTTCAAACGGATCATACAAACTCCAGGTTAACTCTCAGATATTTGCTACTAACGCAACCATCGAAACCTCTGATGGACGATACAAGCAGAACGTTGTTTCGTTGCAGTCTGGTTTAGACGTGATAGAAAAGCTCAATCCAGTCACTTTTAACTGGAAGGATCACGATATTCACAACTTTGAGAGTGGCACTCAGGTTGGCTTCATCGCTCAGGAAGTTAAGGAGGTTCTTGCGGATACTCCGTACCTGGATTCAGTCATCAAGCGCAACGAGCTAAAGCGAGACGATGGATCTGTTGAAGAATTCTACGGCATGGCGGATGCCAAGCTGATCCCCGTATTGGTCAAAGCAATTCAAGAACTGAAGGCAGAGATTGACCTTCTGAAAGCAGGAAATTAATGGCTATCACATACGATTGGATCTTCAACCCCCTGACGGTTAAACCCGCAGAGGACTCAGAGAAGAGATGAATAAATTAAAAGGATAATGTATGGCAATAGAATATAAATGGATTTTTAATGCAATTAAAGTAAAACCGATTGATGGTAATCTTAATAATGTCGTTGTTTCTTATGAATGGAGAAGAGCTGCAAAAGATGGAGATTATTTTGTAGATTGCTACGGTTCAATCAGTTTGACTGACCCAGATCCTGATAATTTTACTGAATTCCAGGACCTAACAGAACAAGATCTAGCAGCTTGGACCATAGCAGCATTGTCTCCAGACACAGTGGCTAGCTATGACAGTTCTTTGGCAAATCAACTGGAGTTGCTCAAGAACCCACCCACGGTGATCAAACCAGCACCCTGGGAAAATATCCCGTAGGTTCAATCTCTGGATAATATCTACAGCCCAGATCAACCAAGTAAATACACACAGTATCGGTAAAATAGCCGAGAAAAGGACATAGATATGACACTAACAATTGCACAAATCAAAAATGCAGAACCAGTTTTGGGTAAGATGATCAACACCAGTTTGCCAGTAAAAGTGAGTTTTAGAATTGGTAAACTCGTTGCCGCTCTATCCAAGGATATTGAACAGTTTGAAAAGTATCGCGTTGATCTTTTTGAAAAATATGGCGAACCCAGCGAGGATGATCCTCAGGCTCGCGTGATCAAACCCGATCACCAGCAGATGTTTTTTGAAGAAATCAACGGACTTCTTCAGGAAGTCGTGGAGCTTCCGGATGCCAAGTTTACACTGGAAGACCTGGGCGACCTCAAGCTCACCCCAGCAGAAATGTTGTCTCTTTCACCTTGGCTAGAAGAATAAATAAGATAGTGAGGCACAGGCCGCCTGTGCCTCACTGACTTAACGGGAGAAAATCATGTCTGTTACTGCGGGTTCTTGCTGGGTCGAAGGTGCTTACTTGCACTTTTGTCCAACTGCCACAACTGAATATAAATATCTGGGCACCTATGTAGCAAATAGATCCACAGGTGTTGCTGGATCCATCTGGGTGAGTGGGCAATATATTCGGTATCTGGACAGCAACAAGGACGAGAGATACTTACCATTGGGCACTGGTACCACCCCAAGCGGTGTGACATCAGCAATCAATGGATCAGTCTGGATTGAAAATAATCGCATCCATGCGATTGAGGGCAGTTCAAAAACCAAACGAGAATATCACGCTGATGTAGCTCACTCTGATGAATCATTTTCCAATACTTCTTTTTCAAATACACCGTTTGGCAATACCCCGTTTGGCAATACCCCGTTCACCAATCAACCAGCTATTCCATTTACCAATGTGCCGTTCGCCAATTTCAACAATCACTCAGACCAGTTTTTTATAAACTCGCCCGCAGTGCCGTTTGATAACACTCCGTTTGATAACACTCCGTTTGATAACACTCCGTTTGATAACGTGCCGTTTTCAAATACACCCTTTGCAAATACACCGTTTGGCGATACCCCGTTTTCAAATACACCGTTTGATAATGTGCCTTTTGATAATACCCCCCATGAGGATCATTATGATGATTTTATATTTTCAAACAGTCCCTTCTATAATCAACCGTTTGAAAACGTGCCGTTTGATAACACTCCGTTTGAAAACGTGCCGTTTGATAACACTCCGTTTGATAACACTCCGTTTGATGACGTGCCGTTTTCAAATACACCCTTTGCAAATACACCGTTTTCCAATCAACCAGCTATTCCATTTACCAACGTGCCGTTTACTAATTTCACTAATTTTACAAATCAGTTTTTTATAAACTCGCCCGCAGTGCCAGCAAATGTCATTCCAGCCAATGTCGTTCCGTTCAGCAACACCCCGTTTTCAAATACACCGTTTGACAATGTGCCTTTTAATAATGTTCCGCACAGTGACCAGCCTGAGTACGTGGGCACTGTATAATTCAATTAACTGGATTTTCAATGAAAAGATTAGATTTTATTTTACCCAACTGGACCAGATTTGTCTGGAACAGCTCAGAAGCCAGAGACGTCTGGGAACCCCGAATCTCCAGAATATCCAATGCATTTATACAGCTGGAAAAAACTGTTGTATTACAGGGTATCAAGCCGGCCTGGGTATCCATTATGCCCTGGTCAGAGATAGTAAAACTCACAAATGAGATCAAGCAAACTGATTTTTTTGTGCAGATTTTGAATCAAACCAATGGAAATGATATCTATCCCAGCATTACCATGGACTCCGATACCAACAGTACTAGATATCAAATAGTTCTTGTACACAAGTCTAAATTGGTTGATTTCCTACAAGCATGGCGAGATCAGGACAACATAAAAATTGGAACATTGCTGGGCTATCCTGCTTGTTGTTGTGAGTTTTTTCAGAAATACTGGATTACAGAAGAATTCCTGGATACTACCTGGCCCATGAGCCTGGGTGGTACACAGGGCCCCAAAGAGTGTAATATAATGCTTAGGTGGTTGGGAGTCAGAGCAGTGAGCCACTTGCCTTGTGGATTTAATTGTGAACCCACCTATGCCATAGCCAGGTCCAATATTGAATGGGGTTATCAGAATGGATATCATGAAGAAATGGCCTGGCTGGAAGAGATGTTGGACTGGCCCATACAATGGTCAGCTTTGCATGGCATCGCAGAAATAAAAACTCCCATACTGAAAATTATCACCAGAACAGATGCAACTGCTGATAAAGTTGAAGTAAATCGTCAGGGTTTCAGCTATCCTGATGAAGGCTCCAGCGGCGTTAGCTTTCCATTCAAGAACAAAGCCAGAAGTATTCTGACAAAAAACAATGCATTCAAACGCAGTTTGTTAATGGAAAATCAATGGAAAGACAACGGGTTCTCCACTTTTGAATCCATGACTCACAGTCATCAAGTGATGTTGGAGTCGTTGAAGCATTTGGATAAGACGCAATTTTATGATGTTTTGGATCTGGGATGCGGCAATGCAGAGTTATTGAAAACTATTCAACAAAACACACTAAAAAACAGCAGGATACATGGCGTTGAACTGGATCCTGATAGATTTAGTAGAATCAAATATAACGTGGATAGTTTAATGGCTGGGGAATTTTATAACCTCAATATGTTTGATATGTCAGGGGAATGGTGGAAAAGACAGTATGACTTGGTTATCTTTATGCCAGGCAGACTCACTGAGTGTACACCACAACAGCGTATTGATTGTATAAATTGGTTACGCTCAAATGTTAAACAGATTTTGTGGTATTCTTATAGTGATTGGGTGGAGAAATTCAACACGGGTGTGAGTGAGCCTTGGGTCACTATGAATTCTTTAAAACTGAAATTTGAAAAACTACATACAGCTAGCACTGAGAATTGTTATGCATCTGTGGGAAAAATAGTCACAGTTAATGTTGATCAGCCACAATTTCAGATCTTGGCATAAATTCTCTAACATCACAGGAGGTCAGTTTTGACTTTACATCTAGCTACTATTGCTTCAAAATTAGATATTTCAGAGTGTGCTCAAATATGGCACATAGCCAACAAGTTTCAAAAACATCAGGTCCATTTCCACATCGCATTGGATCAGGATCCCAACTCACATTTTTTGAATTCCCTGGTATTCAAGCTGGAGTGTGAACGCAATCAGATCAATCATGATTTAAATTTTGATATTTACTTCGCGAAACAAATCTATGATACTACTGGATCCAAAGAAAACTTACACAAGGCGTTTGTTGAGTTTTTTCTAAAAAACCACAAACAGGTTGACTATGTGGTTTTTATAGACCAGGATACCTTGTTCAGTCAAACACCAACACCGACTATTTGGGAGTTTATCTATCAGAAAGCCAATTGGTATGCTGGTGGTGGTAAAGTTTATGGTAAACAACTTAATATCGCGCCCGCACACACTAGTGGACCCATTGGCCCAACTGGATGGATGCAGCTGATTAATGAATCTACAATAAATCCCACATTACTAAATAACACTAGGACTGTGGTTAATGAAAATTGGACTTATTTACAAGAATATCCCATGATTGACAGTTTGGACAATTATGATGAATCTCAAGTAAAAATTGGTATTTTTGAAAAAAAGCTGCAAGATTCAACCAATTACAGATCCTGGAAGAACTTTATTGAAAACAATTATCTACAGGGTAGAAATTTGTTTCACTGGGAGAAAAAGTATGGCACTAGATGAAAATCCTGAACAAAAACCATCAGTAGAAGACTTCAAGGTACGAGCCAAGGACTTTGAGGGCTTTAAAAGACTAAGAAAGCTTTCAAAACATGCTGGAGTTGGTGGCATCACCTCAATGTTCGATTGACCCATGTTAAGAAATTGGGTCACCCAGTTTGGGTTTGACGGAGGCGATCGAGCAGGTGATGAAAGAATTTTAGAATCTGATCGAGCAAAATTTATTGATCAAGTGGGCTCTTATCTGGGGTGGAATCCACCACCCAGGATGGCTTGGGTAGTAGAACCAGTGAAACTGGATGACGATGAAGACGAGTATATCTTGTGTTTCTATCGTTATGCTACTGAAGGTGAAAAAGAGAAATTGTTGGGTAAAAATTACGAAAAGTATAAAAAACAGGTTGTTTCAGCTGAACAGATTCTCGGGGTAGAAAAACCAGCGGAATCAGTAGAAGAAACTACTGTTGCTACAGAAGTTAGTAACAACGAGGAGTCAATTGCTCGTGAGTAATTCACGAGCAATTGACATTTAACATCAAGGATCTAGTATGAGTATAGAAGTTAGTCCAGTGGGTGTAGCGTGCAACCTGAGTTGTTCTTATTGCTATGAACATCCAATTAGGGAGGCTGGAAATTTTAATCAGAAGCCCTATGACTTGGAAAAAATGATCAACGGATTGGCAAAAGAAGGAGGTCCATTCGGATTATTTGGTGGGGAGCCACTGTTAACTGACCTGGAAACTCTGGAAGGATTATGGAAATTTGGATTTGAAAGATATAAAAGAAATGGAATTCAAACCAACGGTACGTTAATCAACGATAAGCATATTGAACTGTTCAAAAAATACAATGTGCATGTGGGTATTAGTATGGATGGTCCGGATGAACTCAACGATACTAGATGGGCTGGTTCTTTGGAGGAGACTCGCAGGAGAACCAAAATGTCCATGGATGCTATAGAACGTTTATCAGAAGAAAAGATACAGTTTAGTCTAATAGTTACTCTGACACGTTTGAATTCAACTCCAGAACAGTTACCCAGACTCAAGGAATGGTTTAGATATCTGGATACCAAAGGAGTTAACGGAGTGAGATTACATACTCTAGAAGTAGAGTATGATTCTGTTGGAGAAACTTTTTCACTCACTCCGGGTAGAAGCGTGGAAGTAATGCTGGAAATGGCTCATCTCGAGCATGAGCTTAAAAATTATAGATTTGATATGTTCACTGATATAAAAAATCTATTGGTGGGTAGAGATTCCAGCGCCACTTGTACTTTTCGTGAATGTGATCCCTATACCACAAAAGCCGTCAGAGGAATTAATGGGCAAGGAGAAAAACAAAACTGTGGCAGGTCCACCAAAGAGGGTGTGGTTCATCTCAAAGCCGATCAGGAGGGTTTTGAAAGACAGATGGCTTTATATCTCACGCCTCAGGAGCATGGTGGTTGCCAGGGTTGCAGATTTTTTATTATGTGCAAAGGTCAATGTCCTGGTGGCGGTATGAATTATGATTGGAGAAATCGGTCAGTTGATTGTGAGCTATACTATGCCCTATTCAGCCACTTTGAAAATGATTATCTGAATAAAGGTATCTTACCATTGAGTCAAAGTCCTGTACTGAAACAGATGGAACAGATGTGTTTTACTGCATGGACCAAACGGGAATCAGCAGATTTTCAGAAGTTTTTTAATATTTTACAATAGATTAAAAACTCCAGGTTACGGAACAAATGGTTTCTATTTTGTTCTGAATTACCCGAAAGTTTAGGGTATTCCATAAACCTGGATGCAATGGGCGAGGAAACTCGCCCATTTGTACCCAACAATATCCATAATGCTCGGAATTAAGCACAGGCGTAAATTCTGCAGGCACAATACAAGCAAAAGTAACAAACTTAAAATACAGGTCGTCACTGGTAAATGTTTCCAGTGGAATCAGGCGGTGTGGGCCAGACACACCGCCAATTTCTTCATTAAACTCTCTGTACAGAGTATCCTGCACAGACTCTCCGGCATTTTGTTTTCCACCCACCAGACCCCAGGTACCACGTTGTTTGTGACTGCGCAACAGATACAAGCAACGCCGTGTATCCACGGCATAGAACAAGGCGCCTGCTGCTGTGACTACAGGATCAAACGCCAATGAAGTGGATGATATTCGCCTTCCCAACTTTTTGTCCATATTCCTTGTGAGTACTTATACTGTCTTCCGGTGGTTAAGTTGGAAACATATTGAGTACTGGTATTAGCCTGGCTATCAAAACTGACTGCCCATCTGGTTCCATTATATTGGATAATGTCATTGGCGTTGGCGATGGTTTCGTAACCGTTGAATTCCCACCCCGACGGAGCCTGATTGTCGTCATTACTGCCAGTGCCGTTGAGCAACAGGTATCTCTGGCCAGCGGCTGCTGCTGGCAAACCGTTGTATCCCGGATGCACTCTGGTGGGATCAATGATGGCATTCACTGCGGTGAGTGTGTTTACTGGGATAGTGTCAGGATCCACAGTGAACAGCAAAACTTTGTCATCCAGCGGGTTCAGAGCAATAGTGCCCACTATCTCAACTTCCTCGGTGATTATAAGCCTTAGCTGACTGATACCATTGCGAATTACGCCGTATTTGTCCAGCGCAGCAGGCCAGTCTTTGCTGGTGCCCACTACCACTTCAGCACCAATATCTGTTGAGCTGGGTAAATTTTTCACTGGGTTGGCTTTGAGCAACTGTACTTCACCGTCGTTGACCCAGATGCCATAATTTTGAAAAGTTATTCCCTGGCGTGTGCCCAACAACAAATCATCGCTGGCCACAAAGTCAGCCAGGTCACCAGTGGGGTTGAATATGCCAGCCACCACCTTGTGAATAACTCCCATCTTTCTCACACGAGCTGGTGCAGTTAACCAGATGGGTATTTTAAAACTCACGCTGCTGATATCAATCTGGTCGTCAGTGCCTTGTGGTATACTGCGGCTGCTCCAGGTGCTGTCGGTGATTTCCATGTAACTCAAGCTGGTCCAATCAATATAATTGTCTGTGCTCTGAATTTCCAGTGCTGGATTGAACAACACCAGTATCTGTTCCAGTAACTGAAACTTCTGATCACTGTTGCTGGTCCAGATGTCAGCCTTGACAGTGAGTTCGTAGGGTACTGGCATCTGCCTTTCTATGTTATAGGCATTGCCCTGCTGATTCAAGTAACTGTCAGCACAGGCATCATATGCTCGAGTTCTAACACTGATCCGGTCAATAAATGTAGGATCCTGTATTCTGGTTCGGTCATACTTGAGATCAGTGATGTATATGCTGATCAGCGGGCAACTGGGTATACTGTTTTCGCTGTTGCGGCTGATGATGCTTTGTGCTTGCCGGCTACTGTCTCCATATGTCACTGGCACACGATACAGAGTACCGTCTCCAAAACGCACTTGGAAATTGCTCAGAGCGCGAATCACCTGGACAATGAACCTTTTAATTTGCTCGTCGTAAAAATGCTGTTGGTAACTCATAATTAGTAATCGCTATCGGGTTTGAGAAGTGTGCTAAGATTTTGCAGGGTAGTCTCGGTCTGACCCTGATTATTAGTGAACGTGGTGTTATCGTTGATAAACAGATCCATTTGCGTATCACCCAATCCATGTGTGAGAGCCGTACGAACATCGTCCTGTACTCGAATCCAGTGGGTTCCGTCAAATCTAAACAACCGATTGGGGAAGAAATCCAGTCTGAGGAAAAAGTCGCCTTCTGCGGGAGTATCAGGAAACTCAGTGCCAGTGGTCACTGGCTGACCATTGGGAGCAGCGCCAGTGCCCACCAAGTAACCACCAAATTTTTCCACTGGACTAGCATCTGGAGGCAGCGGTGTGCCCTGTTTGGTTCCGTCACTTGTGGGCGGAATCCAGAACGGAGTTACATCATAGCCACTTTCTGGAACCAGTTGTTCAGCACGTTGAATAACTGCGTCATTGACCTGATTTACCTTGGTCACAGTGCTGATCAGGTCACTCAGTGTGGTATCAGCTGTGCCAGCTTGTATCTGGTTCAGGATCTGTTTGTATTCCTGACTGTCTACCAGAGGACTGACTTTGATTCTCCACAAGTGTGGCCACCAAGTGGGACTGTAACCTTCGGCACTACGAATGGCATCTTTCACCACATAGAATCTTTTGAGTGCAACAGGCACAGTTTCCTCCAGACTATAATAGTCCTTGAGGTGCGGTATTTCAATAACATCACCGCTTATGATCTTACGTCCCAAACGTTCCACCATTTCATTTAGGTGAAAAGTGATAAACACAGTGTCGTTTTGCAAGAACAATCCAAACTGGCTGAGATCAAAATCCAGATCCTGTACGTTGTAGATGCCTCTGAGGTTATAGATGCTGGTGTCGTATTTGCGATCTCGATTTTCCAGCACCAGCAGATCCTGTATGTTCAATGCGCTCTGATTGGTGTATACTGGCTGTGTGGGGTCATTGGTGTTGCTGAACTTGATACCACTGCCAGCGACAACATTGCCAGTTACCGAATTGGTTATGGTTACTGTGTTGGCAGTTTTGGAACACACTTTGGTATTGCCAGGAATGTTGGTTCCAAACACAAACTGTCCCACACTGATGTTGCTGGTGTTTGTGAACTTTAGTACAGTGTTTCCGCTCACAGTGACGTTGCTGGTGTTTATGCTGGCAGTGTTGTCTGCCGGACCCAGATATTTGTGTATTAAAATTGAAGTTCCACCCAGCGTGAACATCTCCGCAATTCTGCGATCAATGAACTTGTAATCCGCTGTGTGTTTGCCTTCTTGCCAAAGTGATATTCTGGGCACTATAGTATCTCCAGGTGTATTTATAGTTTCAAAAGCATAAATAACCAGTAAACAGGAGACAATAATGCCATCTCTAGATGAATTAAAGCAGGGAATTTTTGATTACACTATGTTGCGATTGGGTCATGGGATGGTGGACTGTGAACTTGATCCAGCTCATCTGGAAATGGCCTATGCCAAAGCAGTGGCCACATACCGTGCCCGTAGCCAAAATGCTGAGGAAGAAAGTTATGCCTTCCTGGATCTAATTGAGGATCAGCAAGAGTATATTCTGCCTCAAGAAGTTACCACTGTGAGACAGATTTTCCGCAGAACTATCGGTAGCACTGGACAGAGTGCAGGAAATCAGTTTGAGCCTTTTGAAGCTGGATACTTGAACACCTACTTACTCAAAGTGGGCCGAACTGGTGGATTGCTCAGTTATGAACTATATACTCAGTACCAGGAAATGACAGCTCGTATGTTTGGTGGGTATGTGAACTATACATTTAATCCAGTGACCAAGAAACTCACCATTGTTAGACGTCCTCAAAACTCAGGTGAAACATTCCTGCTCTGGACTTTTAACATGAAACCAGAAGTGTATCTGTTGCAGGATTATCGTATCAGTAACTGGATCAAAGATTACACCTACAGCATGTCCAAATACACACTGGGAGAAGCTCGAAGTAAGTTTGCACAGATAGCCGGACCTCAAGGAGGCACAACCCTCAATGGTGAAGCTCTAAAGAACGAAGCCAAAGAAGAAATGGATAAACTGATCGAGGATCTCAAGAATTATGTTGATGGTTCTACTCCAATCACTTTTATCATAGGTTAACGTTCGTAATTGGCTTAGATTGCATAAATAAAAGTATGAAAGACATACTAATTCAACTTATCCAATCAGATACGTCAAGTAACAAGTCAGCAACTAGATATTTGAATAAAACTCATCCTGAACTTTGGCTAGAAATATTGAAGTTAACAGATTTTTTGCCTGACACTGCTAAACCTAAACAAAGAGTTTGGCATATAATGAATAATATTTGGCAAATACCTCTTTGTCCTGTTACAAACAATCCAGTTAAATGGTGTGAAAATCGGTATCTTACTACGAAAGACCATAAAGCTAGAAGAAAATTCCAGGAGTTGCGAGGAGATTTTAAAAATAGTCATACCCCTGAAATTAATGAAAAACGCCGGCAATCAAACTTAGAAGCAGTACTGAATGGTAGAAAATATCGGTCAAAGTCAACTTATACTAAGTTGCAAACAGAAAATCAAAGAAAAACTTTCTTAAAAAAATACGGAGTTGATAATCCAAGTAAGAATTCTGATGTTAAACTAAAGATATCAAATGCCCGAATTAAAAATGGTGCAACTCCGAAAGAACTAAGAACCGACAGAAGACGTTATTATGAAGAAGTTTGGAAATACACTAATCAAAGTTGGAAAGATCATTTTGACGATATTAATCCTGCTCGATTAAATCGTAGCGAAATGGCATTAGATCACATTTTTAGTATTCAGGCAGGATTTATGCAAAATGTTCCTCCTTGTTGGCTTGGACACTGGACTAATTTACGTTTAATAACTATACAAGAAAACAGCAAAAAAGATATGGGTTGTGATAAAACATTAGATCAATTGATTGAAGATGCAACCAATAGTCAATCTGCCATCTATCCTATCTCTTTAAACACTAACAGTTTGAGACAAAAAGAAAGATATGCAGACGGTGTTCATAATTTTGTTGGTTTATCTAAACGAAAAGTTGAAGATGGTAGTAGTAATTTATTAACAGAATATTGTTGCCCACGTTGCAGTAAAACAGGTAAAGGACCAGTTATGTTTAGACACCACTTTGATAACTGTAAACTTTGACTTGGTTAATTGAAATAATTATTGTTGGGTGTTGTTAGCAAATACTATATACTAGTAACATGGCTCAAGTATATGGCATAGTGGGATGGATTGGCAGTGGCAAAGACACTGTGGCTAATTATATCGTGGATAATTATTCTGGTTGGCGTCGTGTGAGTTTTGCAGGGCCGCTCAAAGATGCACTCAGTGTTATATTTGGGTGGGATCGTGAGTTGCTGGACGGCATTAGTGAAGAAAGTCGTGCGTGGCGTGAGCAAGTGGACCCTTGGTGGTCTGAAAGATTACAGATTCCG